CGACTGTTCGTCGTTGGCAAAAGAAACCACACTTCATCAAAGAATGGGATCGACGGGTAGAAGAACTACAGGGGTCACCAGAGCGAACACAACGCATCCTAGACGCACTCTACGACAAAGGAGTAGAAGGTGACGTGCGAGCCGCCAAACTATACCTAGAGGCCACACACCGTCTAACCCCTACACCTAGTTCCTCGTCTAGCAACAAGGGTATGGCTGACCTAACAGATAGCGAACTAGACGAACTGATCGGTAAGATGGCTGAGCGTGAAAAGTCTAGCCGTCAACTAAAAGCAATCTAGCCTCTGACTGTGGACCGCTATTGTGATAGAATGTTTTAACTGCGGAATGGAATACCCGCCAACTGCTACACGTTGGCGGTGTCCTGCTTGCGGTATGAAAGATACATGTTGCGACGGCGCGCCGGCTAGAAGCCGTCGCCCTTTAGAACGGGATGACCTATATTATAAGGGTCGTGACCGAAAGGTAGATTATGTCGATTAGTAATTATGCTGAGAACGCTTTATTGGATACGTTTGGTGGCACTAACTTTAGTGTTTCTACAGCGTATCTCCAGTTGCATGTTGGTGATGCTGGTGAGGATGGCACCGCTAATGGTGCTGGTGAAACCACACGGCAGGCTGTTTCGTTTAGTTCCGCTTCAGGTGGGTCGATGACTAGTTCTGCTACGGTTACGTGGACTAACTTGTCGAACAACGAAACGTTGACTCATTGGTCTATGTGGGATGCGGCTACTGCTGGTAACTGTTTGTGGACTGGCGCTTTGTCTGGTTCTGCTACGGTCGCCGTTGGCGACACGTTCCAGATTACCAGCCTTACTTTAACTCTGGACTGATATGACAACTGTTTATCCCACTTCCAAAGATTCGTTTGATCGCCCTACCCCTAGTTCTTCGTTGTCTGGTCATGCGGCTTTGCATGACGATTTGGCTGACGCTATAGAATCTATCGAGAATGTGGTTGGTGTTACTGGTGACACTACTGCTGGCACGGTTCAGAAACGTTTGGCGGATCTGGAGGGTAAGGATTTCACGATCACGTTTGGTACTGGTTCTGATCTTAGCGGTTCGGTTACTGTAACTAATTTGGGTGATGTGACAAATACGACGGTTGCTGTTCGTGACGATTCACACAATCATATTATTAGCAACGTGGATGGTTTGCAAACTGCGTTAGATGCAAAGTTGGCTAGTTCTAGTTATACTGCCGCTGATGTTTTAACGAAGATTAAAACCGTTGATGGTAGTGGTTCTGGTTTGGACGCTGACACCGTAGACGGCCTTCAATCATCTGCTTTTGCTAGAAGCAGTGGCCGCCAGTCAATCACAAGTTGTGGTTTGACTGGCGCTTCTTACACGGGTGCTTCTCTTGTGCTTGACGCTACTGCTGGTAGCCAGCCTTCATTTTCGTTTCCACATTATTGGTCTGGAACCTTGCATGCTCCACAAATTCGTATAGCGCAAGACATTTTTTATTTCCGTGATAAAAACGATGGTGATGGTGCGACTATTAGCGTCAACACAATTCAGTCACGCAACCCGTCGTTGAACTCTTCACGTACAATCAAGCATGACATTGAAACGTTCACTGGTGATGCGACAGCGATTGTGGATGGTTTAGAAACTGTTACGTTCCGATATAACGATGGGGACACGGAACAGCAACATCTTGGTTTTATTGCTGAGGATGTTGCGACCGTGTTCCCGATGGCTGTTGACCAGTCTGGTGATACGCCGACGTTGAACATTGCCCACATCATTGCTCTCAGTGTCGCTGGGCTTCAGGAAGCAAACACACGTATTGCGGAATTAGAGGCTAAGGTTACAGAATTAGAGGCTCGTTAATAAATGGCTACCAACTTTCCGACTTCGCTGGATAGTTTAATAAATCCAATTTCTACCGATACGCTGGATTCCCCAGACCATGCGGCTCAACATCAAAATATCAACGACGCTGTAGAAGCGTTGGAAACCAAAGTTGGCATTGACAATTCCACAGACACCAGTTCGTTAGATTATCTTGTTAGGTCTGCTTCACCCGTGGGAGCGGTGATGCAGTTTGCTGGAACATCTTTTTCTCCTCCATCGGGGTGGCTGTATTGTGATGGTTCGGCTGTTAGCCGAACCACATACAGCGATTTGTATGCGGTGATTGGAACAACGTATGGTTCTGGAGATGGCTCAACAACATTTAATTTGCCTAACACTTCTGGTCGTGTTGTTGTAGGTTTAGATTTGGGTGATAGCCATTTTAATGCTGTTGGGAATACTGGCGGTTCTAAAACGCATACGTTGTCTAGCGCAGAGATCCCTAGCCACTCGCATAGTATTGACCACGATCATGGTTCTGTAACTAGTGGTTCTGGTGGTGCCTCTCACACTCACTCGATTGATCCGCCGAGCACGACTTCTTCTACTGATACTCACGGTCATTCGGGTACGTTTGGTTCTTCATCTCACCGTCACAACATTCAGATCGGTTTGCACGACTACTGGTATAAGGCGGCTGGGGCGAACGCCGCTATGGACGGTTATGGTTTGTCGAACTACGGTATTTCTTGGGCTGACGAATACATTCTTGTTTCTGGGTTGGTTACGACGGTGAACTCGAACAACCAGTATGCGTCTGCTTCTCACCGTGTTCATGGCTCTATCGGCCAGTCGAACACGCCAAGTGCGACCGCTAGCGTTAGCAACGATTCGCATAACCACACTACCAACATTGCCGCATTTACTTCGGGTGCAACTACCGCTAGTCATACCCACTCGGTTGATTTACCAAACTTTGCTGGCAGTAGTGGCTCTGCTGGTTCTGACGGAGCGCATAACAACTTACAGCCATACATCGTTTTTAATTGGATTATTAAGGCGGCATAATGATTGACGACTTCTGCACTTACGAGGGAACACCTGTGAACGGTTATGTCTGTCAGGGTGTTATGAGTCCTGATAGTCCGATGGAGTGGGATGTTGTTTATTTTAACGACCCCGATCCTGTGCGGGCTGATTGGGCTAGGCGCATGTGGCTACGCCAATGGCGTGACTGTCGGCTTCAAGAAACCGACTGGGTTGAACTAAACGCCCCGAAAATGAAAGAGAATGAACTAGAGGCGTGGCGTGCGTATCGTCAACAGTTGCGTGATCTTCCTGAGTGTAACTGTTGCCGTAACCCCGAGTGTGGGTGTTCGATCACTGTCGAATGTCCTTGCCCACCATGTTTTGATGACGGCGTTGAAACACATTATATTCCGTGGCGCATCAACAACCCTCCGCCCCGCCCAGAAGGGTGGGTTGATCCTAGGTTGAGTTTTGTTGCAAACATGTCTAGCATCCCTGAGGAGTATCCGCACAACCACCTTCATGACCATGAAGGTTTGATCTGATGGCAACAAACTTTCCGTCGTCGTTAGATAGTTTTACGAATCCGTCTGGGACGGATGCGATGGATTCTGTGACGGTTCCTCATGCTACTCAGCATGCTGATTTGAATGATGCTGTTGAGGCTCTTCAGTCGAAGGTTGGTGTTGATGGTTCGGCGGTCACCACATCATTAGACTACAAAACAAAAGTCCAGTGTGCATTTTTAGCCTACGTTTCAAGCAACGTAAGCGTCACATCAACGACACCGTTCAACACGAAAGTGTACGATGTCGGGTCAGATTTCAATACAACTACTTACACCTTTACTGCACCAGTTGACGGCTTGTATACGTTTAGTGTTCGATGGAACGCTTACAACGGTTCTGTGAACGACGTAATGATAGTTCTTGCTTCAGGGACAATAGGTGGTGTTTCTGGCGGTCGTGATTATGAATTGTGCAGGATGCTGAGACAAAGAACGGGTGACCAAACTGGTTCAAGTTCTTGGTCGGAGCGTTTAGAAGCGAATGACACTCGCTTTATTTCCACACAAAGTCTTGGTGCTACTTATTCTGGCGGGGTTCGGTACAACAGTTTTAGCGGCGCACTTATTTTACAGGATTGAGTAGGTAGCGGATGGCACGCCTGTACGAATCCTCCACGCTTTACGAACAAGCAATAGAATACTCTGGTGAAGTTGTAACCGACAAAGGATACAACGAATCCAACATAGAATACAGTTCACAATCTGTAGAATACGACGGATTCCAAAACTATGTGATCCACTTGCTCACGGCTTCGTCCAGCGGCACAGGTGGATCATCCAATACATCGGTTCGCACCTCGCTTGTGTCCGCTACAGGCTCAGGAGCAGGAACCGAATCTGTTGTAGATCTATACAAGGGCATCAGATCTGGTACTGCTAGCGGCGGAGCCACCGTAGGTGACACCGCCACAGGACTGAGAACTAGTGTTAATACTGCTAACGGTTCTGCTAGCGGGACACAGACCGCAGACCCGCTTGTGACACGGTACGCCACTGCCTCGGAGAGCGGCCTAGGAGCCTCTGTAAGCGACGAATTGTTCTCTGCGCTACGGACGGGCGCAACTGGCGGTAACGGCTCTCAGACGGCAACAGGGGTGCGTATAGCGCTACGTACCGCCTCGGTATCAACATCGTCAGATCAAACTGTAACAGACCTGATGAAATCGTTGCGCAATGCAAGCGCATCAGGTGGAGCAACAGCAGGAGATACTGCGACTGGTTTGCGGACGGTACTACGTACCGTTACAAACACAGCACTGGGAACATCTACAAACACGTTTACACGGATAGCATTACGTACTGCTGTTGGCAATGCTCTAGGTTCTAGCGAAACCGAATATCTTAGGACAACATTTGCGACAGCATATTCGTCTGGTCTTAATGATTATAGTTTTACGTTGTGGCGCAACGCAGGTCAGTCTTTGAATTTGGAGGCCGTGATGCCTCCGAAACGTTTGTTTACTGCTAGACCCTACGCTATTAGAAGGTAGTGATGGAATTAAACGAGTTGTTGTGGGAACGTGAATGGCGTTC